GTACAACTTGGTTGACGGTAAAGAGGTGTGGGTTCATCGAGTGTCGTACACATCGGTGGCCAGACAGAACGGCAAAACGGTGACGATCGCCGCATTGTTGGGTTGGTTTCTGTGTACTCAGGGTAAAGCGCGCGGCGGTAAACAGTTGGTGATGTCTGTGGCTCACAAACTTGATTTGGCTACAGTTTTGTTTAATTATCTTGCGCCTATTCTTGAGGCGAAGTTTGGCGCGACTGTGATCTGGTCTTATGGCCGTCAGGTGCTCACAATGCCTGATGGTTCACAGTGGATGCCACGAGCTGCTACACCGGGCGTAGGGCACGGTTACTCAATTGATTTATGCATAGTTGACGAATGGTGGGCAGTAAGTGAAGAGGCCATCGATTCGGGTCTCATGCCGGCTATGCGTGCACGCAAAAACCCTTTAATGGCTGGTTTCAGCACGGCTGGCGATGCGTCATCAAAATCAATGTTGAGGTGGCGTGAGCAAGGTTTGCGCGCTGTGGACTCAGGCAAAAACACGGCACTGTACTTTGCAGAATATTCACCACCAGTTATGGATTACATGACACCAGAGGCATGGCGATATTCCAATCCTGCATTGTCTGAGGGTTTACTAGATATGAGCGTGATCGAGGCAGAGTCACAGTCACCAGACCGCAACAGTTTCTTGCGCGCCTCAGTCAACATCTTTGTGCAGAGCCAACACTCATGGATTGAGCCTGGTCAATTCACTGCTCTAGGCAATACGTTACCGATGCCCAAAAACGGTGTGCTGGCTATCGAGTCCGCTGTTGATGACTCACGTTATGTGGGTGTCAGAGCCGTACAAGACGGCCAATACACACGCTGCCATATTGCCTTTGTAGTTGACACCATAAAAGAAATGTGGGATGCGGTAGCCGCAGAGATCGAGCAATCACCAATGCTCAAATTGGCTCTTGTGCCATCTATAGATTTGCATTGCCCACCAAGTTACGCGCACCGCAAAAGTGTGGTTGGTCATCGTGAGGTGGTCAAATGGACTGGTGCGGTGCGTGCTCTTATTGTTGAGAAACGAATAACGCACGCAGGGCAAGCCCAATTGATAGATCAAGTAGAGCGTGCTGTAGCAATCAAACACAACGGTGTGCTCACGTTGTCTAGCACTCGATCACCGGGCGATATTTCAGCTTGCCGCGCAATGGTGTTTGCTGTCGCTCTGGCCTCAAAACCTATCTTTGCAAACAAGCCCACGATCATGAGCGTTTAGCCTCTAATGTGTGATATGGCATCGGCCTGATGCTTGCTTATCGTCGGGATACCGCATCGCATACCGGGCCGATGCCACCACAAACTAGACAGATTGTGACACACTAAGAGCATGGCATTATTTTCTAAAGCAAAAGCCGCTATCTCACCACCACCAGCGATCGGTGCTGCAGGTATGGGTTCGTTTGCTGGCGGTAACGCTGGCGCAAACATGATTGGTCAGTACTACTCATATTTTGAGGGCCCGGCTAGAAACGCCGCTCAATCTGTACCCTCGATCAGCCGTGCACGAGATTTGCTTGCGTCAACAATTAGTTGCATGAAATTAAAGCAATACACAGAAATGTGGAACGGTGAAGAGATGGAGTGCATCGCACAACCGCCTCGCAGTTGGTTGCGTCAGTTAGACCCAAATGTGAGTAACAACTTTCTTTTTAGTTGGTTGGTGGATGATTTATTTTATTTTGGCAGGTGCATGCTGCACGTTGAGTCACGTTATGCCGATGGTTTTCCCAGAACCTTTACACGTATTCCAATTGCAATGGTGACAACACTTGACCAACAAGGCCCTGTATATTTTGCGCCATCTAATCAAGTGATGTTTCAGGGTGCACAATTACGCACTGAGGATTGCGTACAAATACTTGGTGGCATACAAGGCATCATTTATTCATCTGAGCAGTCAATTGGTACGACTCGTAAACTTGAGGCTGCACGTTACCGCAACGCCTCTAGCGCTATACCTGCTGGCGTGCTACAAGTGCAGGCTGGCTCTGAGCCGTTGTCATCTACTGAACTTGCAGACTTGGCGGCATCGTTTAACGCCGCGCGCGCAACTAATCAAACTGCAGCTCTTTCGCCTGAGGTGCATTACATCGAGACCGCCACCTCACCAGACAAGATGCTGCTCATTGATGCCTCAGAGTTTCAGGTAAAAGAAATGGCAAACTTGTGTGGCGTACCGCCATATTTGTTGGGTGCAAATGTTGGGTCATATTCATACACCAATGCTGCAGAGGCACGAAGTTTGTTGTGGACATTTGGCGCTCGACCCTTTGCAGAGGCAATCGCATCAGCATTATCAATGTGTCTGCCTGCGGGTTCGTACGTTGAGTTCGATGTTGAGGATTATTTGGCAGGTGAATACGGCCCAGAGATGGCTAATGCCACCGATACAAATATGGCTAATCCCACACCAACCACAATGCCGGGAGTAATATCACCATCATGATCAGACTTGAGGCAAGCCCATTTACAGTCGATGCAGCAGCACCAGACGGCGCACCATCACGCACCATCAGTGGCATCGCAGTCACATACAACACACCAGCAACCGTTGCAGACGGCACACAAGTAATGTTTCTGCCCGGCTCGCTACCAACTGATGGCCGCAACCCAAAACTATTTAACCAGCACAACTCTGAGCAAATCATTGGCATTGTCAACCAGCGCGTTGACAGCGATCAAGGGATGCTATTTAGTGCCAAGATTGCACCGACCGCACTTGGTAACGAGATTTTGACCCTTTGTGGCATGGGCATTATTGACGGTGTATCCGTTGGTGTAACACCTACCAAATGGCATTTTAACGATCAGCACATCATGGTTATTGAGCAGGCTAAATGGTCTGAATTGTCAACCGTCAGTGAGGGCGCATTTGCAGGTGCACTCATTACAGAGGTCGCTGCGAGTATCCCACAACAAGAGCAAGAAATAAGTACTATAGAAACAGAACCTACACAGGAGACAGAACCTATGAACGAAGTAACAGCACCAGAGGCAGTCGAGGCAGCAACCGCAACACAACCGTTGTGGGCTGAACCAGCACGCACATTTGCAATGCCAACACCAGGCGAGTACATGGCAGCAATGCACATTGGTGGAGACACTTTCGCAAAAGTTAACTTGGCTTACAAATCAGCAGTTAAAAAAGATCAGACCGCGTTGCAGGCTGCAGCTGGCGATACAGCTACCACTGACACACCCGGCCTCTTGCCAAATCCCGTTTTAGCACCGCTTGTACAAAATCTAAATTACATCAGACCTGTAGTCACATCATTTGGTGCACGCGCTTTGCCAAACGGTAATGGCACGTCTTTCATCAGGCCAACTATTGGCACGCACACATCAGCAGCACAACAGTCTCCACAAAACTCAGTTGTGTCGGCACAAACAATGGTGATTGATGCAAACCAAGTTGAGCGCAAAACTTTTGCTGGCTCGGCAGAAATGTCAATGCAATTGATCGACATGACTGACCCTGCAGCAATGGGCTTAATTCTCAATGACTTGATGGGCCAATATATGTTGGCTACCGACAATTATGCTTGCGATCAGTTGCGTCAAGCATCGATCAACTCAGGCACATGGGATGGAGTAAGCCCAGAGGGTCTGTTACAAGCAATTTACACTGCAGCGTATGACGCATCAGTTGGCACAAACTTCTTTGTGGACACGATGTACACATCCGTAAAAGTGTGGCAGTTGCTCGGCCAGTTGGTTGACGATCAGAACCGCCCAGTATTCCCTGCAATCGGCGCACCGGGCTTGCTCGGTATGAACACACTCGGCGCAGGTAATGCTGCATCGTGGTCAGGTCAAAACCCAATGGGTCTCAACATTGTTGTTGACAGCCAGTTTGACGTAATCGATGAGAACACTCTCATTGTTGCTAACGCATCACGCGCTTTCGAGTGCTACGAAAATATGCGTGGCATGATGTCAGTGGACTCGCCTACTACGATTTCACGCACGTTCAGTTACTACGGATATTTTGCAACGTTTGGTGCGATCACATCGCTCATCCGCAACATCGACGTAACCAGCCTGTAAACGAGAGGCGGCCTAACCGCCATGAGCAGTTACACAATCACCAGCAAGCAATTGCTAGATGACTTTGCAGTAGTGCAAACACTCGAACCAACAGAGATCGCTGTTGGGGAGAGTGTCACTATCGCATCTGTTGCCGTACCGTTTAACGGCACATTTAAGGTGCAAGCAATCCCACAATATTTATACATTGGTATTGACTCACAGGGTTTCCCAATGTTTGATACCAACGTACCGTTGGCTAATCAAGTTATGTACCGTTGCACTGGTGACAATGTTGAGCGCGTAGCAACCACTACAGGAACAATTACTTACAATCAAGTATGTACGTGGGTGTCAGCAGCCGATGTTGAGGATTGGTTAGGGATTGGTACAGCCACTGCAGCAGACGCAGCGTTTTTAACAATCTGTGCAGCTGCAGCGTCAGCGTTTTGTCATCTCAGACGGCAAGAGGCTGGTTACCACGACTCATTAACGGTGCTGCCATCATCGGCTGTAGGTTTAGGCACTCGCGCTTATGGCGGTTTTTTGTATCGCCAAAGAGGGTCGATTTCGGACTATGCAATGATGGATGGCATGGTATCTGGTGGGTCTAACGGCCTCAGCCCGATGATTAAACAGTTGCTAGGTGTCAACCGCGCACAGGTTGCCTGATGCCCACACCAGTCGCTTACACAGACCTGTTTAACACCGCGCTAGACAACTTGTCAGCCACTCTAAGCGCCGTTACAG